AATTTGACGGCCCCAAGGATGCGCTGTCGATGATCAACCATCGAGCGCCCAAGCTGCAGCTAGCTGCCTTCACAGGTCGCGGCGTTTGGGTTAATCGCCTGTTCTTGCCTGATTGGTCTACGACGTTTGAGCTGACCCTCGACGACGAGATCATGGGCGTCGATCAGCTGCGACGTATCGCCAACATGGCCGGCAAGGCTGAAGGGCTCGGCACCTGGCGACCGCGCTATGGGCGTTTCGCTGTCACCAACATTGAGGAGGTAGAGCTGTGAAGCGTAGACAACAATTCAATCCCAACAAGCCGGAAACCGTGCCGCCGAATGTTGCTGGCATTGATTGGCGAAACTTGCGGAAAGGAGACGTAATTACGTCTGAGCAAATCCTGGATATGTTCAACATCATCTGGGATGAGCGCGAGGTTGTCCTAGCTCCGCAATGCTCGCTTAAGAGCTACATGCGGATGCAGGTCAAGGAATGGCTGGAAAAGATAAGGCTGAGCATTGCCAAGCCTTTGCTTTTCACCCAGAANNAACGACGACCTGCATGTTCTCACGGATGAGCAGGCGGTGGGCTATCTCAACGGTCAGGCTTATCAGGGTCTGAAAAAGCACCGTAGGGCCACCTCACGGATGTTCACTCACATCGACACTGACAATCTGACTCAGCATCAGAAGGATCAGCTGTCTGTGAATCAGGCGCGTCACGCCATGATCGCGTCGGCGGCAGATGGTGCGCGACGGCAAGCTATTCAGATTCAACGGAAGGGCGGGGAGCTGCCTCGGATCATTCCACCGAATCTATGAGGCCCTGGGCATCCGTCAGGTGTAAGTCCCAGCCGTCGCCACTCCGCGCGATTCACTGTGATGTCTCGTCATCCCGCGCTGTCCGACTTCTCGTTTCGCGATCGTTCGCCGGTCACGATCAAACCGGCCCTCATGCTCATCAGCCCTACGTGGTGAAGATGAGCCTTAAACCCTTTCCTAGCGGTTTCAGTTGCACAACCCCCTGCGTCTTCATTCGCTTTGAAGCAATGCATTGTGTTTCCGTGCTTCGCGTCCCAATCGTCAGTCGGTCACGATCAAACCGGCAACTCAACTCCTTCTGCAGGTGCATGAGCCGAGAAGGGGATCTATGAAGCCCTGCCGCGTCCTTCGACGTGCTGCGACCCGAAACCTTGCGATTCAGTGCTTCTCCTAGCCTCGCCGTGCGTTTCAGCGCGACTTAACTCACCACAACTCACCTCAATCGTCCGCCGGTTACGAATAAACCGGCAACTCATCCTGGGCAGCCCTACGTGGTGAAGCCTGGGTTTCTTCCTCGCTCTTAAACGTTCCGCTATGCGCGGTGTCGTATCGCATACCCATCGCTGTCGGTCTACGACCAAGACCGTCCAACCAATCCCGATTTCTTCCCCCGTTATTTGACTTCACGCGTCGTGACGTGTCTCCACGCTTTTCCATCGCTGTCGGTCTACGAATAAGACCGTCTCCCATCACCAGCAGCCCTACGTGGTGAAGCTGGTGTTTCTGTCACTCTGCCCCTTGGCGCTTCTTCAAGCTGAATAGAGCCACGCTCGGCCCGTCAACTCACTGCGGCTCTGTGCGGCGTATTGCCATCGCTCTCGATCTACGATAAAAAAGATCGAACTTCAAAATCATTCCTGATCTATGAAAGCTCTCAGCCTTGAATTAGACCAGTCTCGTGCAGAAAAACTAAAAGCACTTTCAGAGGCCACAGCTGGGAACATGACTAACGTCTCAGTCGGCGGCGAGTTTATCGAGTATGAACAGAATAAACTTTCTGCATCTAAGCTCGCTAAAGCGTTGCTGAACTCGGCTATTGATCGCGCCTACTCACAACTGCCTCAGTAGCTTTTCGTTCACGGTTCCCGGCAAACCTGCGCCGCAAGGAAGTAAGCGGCACGTCGGAAAAGGCGTCATGGTCGAGTCATCAAAACGATGCAAGCCATGGCGCCAAGACGTAAGACACCTGGCTATGGAGTTGCTTCCTGAGGGCTGGCATGCCATGATGGGGGAGGCAATCTGGATGGATGCAATCTTTGTATTCAACCGGCCCAAAGCTCACTACAGAACCAACGGCGAACTCAAGCCATCAGCCCCCCAACATTGCACTGGGAGGATTGGTGACTTGTCGAAACTTGTGCGTGCTGTAGAGGATGCTTTGACAGGCGTGGTCTATGACGACGACGCCCAGATAGTTCACCTCACTTCTCAACGACGTTATGTCTCTGGAAACCACGAATCCCCCTGCGCCATCATCACCATCACAGCCATTTCCTAATCTTGGCGATGTCATCACGACAGACGACGTAAGCCAAAAGGGAACGGGCAAATATACGGCGGACTACGTCAACTGGTGCCGCACAATGCACCTGCTCCATGTGCATGCTCCTGGGTGGCAGTTTGCTCTAGCGACTGCTCCTGGCGGTGGCCACGTCTGGAAAGCACCAAATGGCAGCGGCTACGTCGTTGGCTATTTCATCAACAGCGAGGGCAAGACGACACCGCACTTCCCGCAGGCTGTCATGGGCTTCAAAAATGAGCATGTGGCATTTGAAAAGATCCACGCTCGCGATGTGACTGACACGCACCGTCGTTGTCTATGCACCGCAGCGGCTGCACATTTTGGATTGGCCTGGCAGTTATGGGCACGCGAAGAGGTCGAAGACCCGATGCGGCCTGAAGAATCCAAGCCTGCAAGATCTATGAAAAAGCCTGAAAAGGCAAGATCTATGACGCCTGAGCCGTCGCCTGCAGCTCCTGGCGTCAAGGCAGAAGATCAGCCGATCAATCCTCAAGAACTGAAGGCTTTGCTCGGGACTCTGAAAGAAATGGATGAGTCAGAGCTCCAGCCATTCATGCAAGCGTTCACCGCTAAGTTCCCTCTGCCTCCGAACGGCAGAGTCTCCGAGGCCATCACCTCCGTTAAACATCAAACCTGGATCAACGATTACTTCAAGCGCAATGCCTGATGAAAAGACGAAGCAAGCAGTGGCGGACGACAAGCGCCGCTCGAATCACTTTCAAGTGCGGCTGGACTCTCAGCTAGCCGAACAGCTGCGCCATTACGCAGAACAACGCCACCACGGCGTGATCAACATGGCGCTCAACACGATCATCTCCAAGTTCTTCAACGGAAAGTAAATGCTCAACATGACCGCCCACGGCAACCTCGGCCGTGACCCTGAACTCAAGGAAGTTGGCAGCACTCAGGTTGCCAGCTTTAGCATCGCCGCACGCACCGGCAAAGACGAGACCACCTGGATTGACTGCTCTGTATGGGGCAAGCGTGCCGACACTGTGATGAACTACCTGCACAAAGGAGACCGCATCACTGTCGCTGGCTCAGCCAAAGTGCGGATCTATGAAAAAAAGGACGGCAGCGAGGGCAAAAGCCTGGAGCTGAACGTGTCGGACTTCACATTACCGCCCAAGCAAGAAGCGGGATCTATGAGCTTCTGAGCTAAAAATCGGGCAGGCCAGATCTATGACGGCCTGCCTGCACAGATCTATGACAAAACCAACCATCGAGCAGGTAAAGAAAGACGGGATGACGCTTTGGCAAGTCACCCAGGGGGGAACAGTTCGCTATTTCGCGCACGACTGGAAGGCACGCTGGTATTACGAGTCATGCGTGAGGTACTACCGCACCAAGATCTTGGGCAAAGGTTCTTAGTCCCAGCAGGCGAGTTTGGCGTCTAGCTCTCCGATGCGACCTACGGCCTGGCTCAGCAGTTTTGATTGATGAAAGTTCTGACGGACGAGCGAAGCGCAGATCAGTTTTAGTTGCTCTTCGTCGGTGCAATTCTGAACGTTTCTGACGCTGCGTTCAATCTCGAAGAGTTCCTCGTGAGAGGGCTTGACCTGCATCCAAGTTGCCCAGCCCATCGGAATGTTTCAGTATCTTTCACCCCGGATGGTAAGCACCACATTTGTGCATGTCCATGCGGTTCATTCACTGACCAAGATCACCCAGCCCGTGCCTGGGCCTTCCGATTGCCACCGCTGATAGAAGGCAGCCTGCCTGACGCGGACATTGCGACCTTTGTGTGGATTCGAGTGACCACCCTTCTCCATCTCGGGGTAGCCCCTCGGGTCTTGCATGATCCACTCTGGATCGCTGCTGTTCTTGCCCGCGTAGCCACTGATTACGCTCCAGTGGCCGCAGCCCATACCGCTGCACATTGGTGGCTCGCCTAGAAGCATGTTGCCCGCATGCAGCCAGCCAACCAACACTGGCCTGCCGTTTTCGATCTCCAGCTCCACCATGTCAGCGGTGCCGTCCTTGCGAAATTCAGCCTGCAGGCCAAGACTCTCTAGCGCAGCCAAGTGCGCCTCTACTGACGTTGTGTCCCCAAACTTGGCCCGGATCTCGTTGTACTCATCATCTGTCGTAACTTTCTTGTAATAGGCCGCCACCATCGCGCTGGCTGAAGAGAAGCACTCCCTGTAACCAGTGCCGGTCTTGTTGTCGAGCTGTGTGAAATAGGGCATATAGACCTGTTGGTCATAGCCGCTTTCCTTCCAAGCTTGAAACCAGTCTGCGTCCTCCTCCAGTAGGCCCTCTGGCACTGACTCCTCAAGTTCCTTAATTGCAGCCAGCTGGTGGGGCGTACCACGGAAAAATTGGAAGAACGGCAGCAAAGCAAAGGCCATGCCTGTGAGCAGCAGGGTCAGTTGGATGATGCCGGACGCCACCTACTTTTCAACTCTTGTGTCAGGCAACAGCAAGTCCTTGAGATGCTTGACTGCGAGATCATCCAAATCGTTATCGGTCCGTGTGACGATCTTTTCCAACATCGCCACAATCAGCTCCTTGAACGCCCTAGAGCGCCACATCGTCATGACCAAAGGCTTGAGAACTAGAAGCATTGGATTGACCTAGTTACCCTTAAAGCGTAGCTCTGTTGTGCAATGGCAGAAACTCCAGACGATCATCATGAAAAGGAAGGCATCTCAATGGCAGATGTCGTCAAGGCTTTGGTGCTGGCCTGGAGTGCTGCACTGCTGACGGCTTCTTATCTGGGAATCTTCCCTCAGATGAAAATGGATAATACTTTCGTGGCTTCGTTGTTGACGGGGGCCATGGCTTCGTTCGGGATTGAGCGTAAGAACAATGGAAGTGGCAATAAGAAACCGACTATCGTTGACAACAAAGACACCAAAGCCGGCATCAAATGAACCGCTCACTTTTGGTATTGGGCATCACATTGGCAGCCGCTTTGCCTGCTCGTGCTGATTTAACCCACAAAAT